TATATCCATTCTCATAGATAAAATCATATAGTTCTGTTGCAGTAATTTCAATGCCTTCATCTAAAATATCATTCATTGCATTTTCACAACAATCATCTGGATAAGAGTGAGTTCCAAGTTCTAATCCAATATATGCTTCTTCTGTATTTTTCATTTTGCTACTCCTTTATTTAGTTAATTTTTTTTGCTAGTTCTTCAATATGGCAATATGCTTGGTCGTATGTTTCATACTCAGCTCCATAAAATTCATCTAGCGTTGGAACAGTCCCATCTTCATTATAATAAAGAATCCCATCATAAACTATCCAATCACCCTCGCCATCTGGATATCCACTACCACACTCTCCATTGTTTACTAATCCATTCTTTTTAATCCATTCTAAAGCTTTTTCTTTGGTGTCAAAATCCTCTTCTAAAACTGTACCTTTAGCATAGTAATTATCGCCTAGCTTTATATGAACTCTGTATATATCTTGATATTTCATTTTGCTACTCCTTTTGTTTGTTGAACGCTAAATCAATTTATTACAATTATTTTTAATATGCAAGAACTTTCTTTAACATTCTTTAATTAGTTCCTAGACCTCTCGGTTTCTGCACCCCCATTGTTGGAGGTGCTTCATCAGTAGGATTTAAAAGTTATAATCGTAATGCTTGAATGGCAAGTAGCTAACTTTAAATCTACCCTTACCAAAACCCTTCTTGCTTAAAGATACTTTGATAGTAGGATTGTTTTTATTAGTGAAATACTCCCATTCTTGTTCATCTAAGTTAGTGCAGTGACCAGCAAACCCACCAACCTCAATATTGGGGGTAAAGTTTTTTGATATTTTAGTATCAACTTTTCTTAAGGTCAAAGTCTTTCCAGATTTACTAACAGATATAATTTCAAATGGATTTACATCACTATACCCAAATTGATTGCAAAACATACTAACGCTTGGAATTACATTTCCATTATTTAAATCTAAAACAGAAACATTGCAACCAATAGGATATTCAGTATCCATATACTCTGCAATTTTAAAAGAATGTGTTAAAACTTTGTTATTTACTTTTCTTGATATTTTATTTGTTTTCATTGCTACTCCTTTTGTTTGTTATCGTTGAACGCTGTATAAAGTTAAGACTTTTTATATATTAAAGTCAAGTGTTTTAAAGAAATTTCTTTAATTCTCCTTATAAAAATAATTATTTACTTACTTTTAAATAAGGTGATTTGTATCACTTTTTTGTATTATACTATGCGTATGATAGAAGTATGTTTATTTGCACTGGGCGTTGGTACTGGCTATGGCTTGTCCACGCTCTCTATTTATATGGGCAACAAACTGGCTGATAATATGGTACAGAAATTCACAGCACCAGTACAGACCGAAGAGGAGCCTTCTATCGACACAGAAGTGAACCCCATATATGACTTCTCTGCCTATGAAGAAACACTAAACAACTACACTAACATAGAACCACTACAAGACAAAGAAAATACCAACCCAGATGATGATGATTTTAAGCCACTTAACTAGCATGAAATACAAGCTAAAGCAAAGAATAATCGATAGCATCGCATGGGGTACTACATTACTTGTAAACCTTGTAATAACTGGTAGAAATACAAGCAAATGACAGCATCCAGATTAGATAAGTACCTTATTAAAGTCCTACGAAGGTTTAAGAGGACTGATAACATTATCCAGAATGCGTGTGGAGAAGCGTATGAGATGGGTTTTAATGCAGGGTTAGTGGAAGGTTCTAAGATAAATGGTAAGAAGTATGCTAACAAAGTAAAGAAAGCGTTAAAAGGAAGGTATAAGATATGAAAGAATATAAGAAAAAACCTAAGATGGTAATGTCAATGAAAAAAGAAGCCACTAACCCAAAGAAGAAAAAGATTGTACCTATGAAATTAAAGAAGAAACTTAAGCCTAAGACTAGAATGTTTAAAGATGGTAAAGAAGTTACCTATTAAGGGTAAATATATCTATAGGGACTCTAGTGAACCTATAGCAGATAAGATAAGACAATATTTTAAGAAGGAATGGATATGCCAAACTACACAGAAGAAGCACCAGACTATAAGCCAGAAGAAGTAAGGAGTGATGGCAGAGATGCCAAAGGTAGACTAATGAAGGGTCATACAGCTAATCCTAATGGTAGACCTAAGAAGGGTAAGTCTACAGCTGAACAGTTTAGAAGCAATCCAAAGGCATTAGATATTTTAAACAAGGTAATACAGATAGCATCAACACTAGGCTCAGATGATGAGCATAAGGATGCAACAAGCTGTGCTAAGGTCGTAGTAGATAAGATTATACCGACACTAAAGGCACAAGATATATCAATAGAGTCAGATTCAGTTACTGGCTTTGTTGTATTACCAAAGGAAGAACCATCACCGAAGGAGTAAAGATGTCTTTATATGAGAACATAAACAGACGTAAGAAGCTAGGAATAAGTAGACCAAAGAGTAAGTCTACAATCTCTAAGAAGGCGTATGCAAATATGAAGAAGGGATTTCCTAAGGTTAAGCTAAGAAAGAAAAAATGACAGATGTAATCTGGAAACCTCATGAAGGTGCCCAGACATTTGCCTTACAAGTCGGAGATGTATATGAGTGCTTGTATGGTGGTGCAAGAGGTGGAGGTAAGACAGATTGTGGAATGGCGTGGCTGTTAAGAGCTACAGACAATCCAGAAGCTAGAATGCTAGTAATAAGAAGAAATGCTGATGACCTTGCAGACTGGGTAGATAGAGCACATAAGATGTACCCTCATGCAAAGGTAACTGGGAAGCCAGCAATAATAAAGTTTCCCTCTGGAGCAATAATAAGATGTGGGCATTTAAAAGATGAGAGTGCCTACACAAAGTATCAAGGGCATGAGTACCAAAGAATATTAATAGAGGAGCTCACCCAGATACCATCAGAAGAAAGCTATTTGAAATTGATATCAAGTTGTAGAAGCACAGTAAAGGGACTAGAGCCTAAGGTGTTCTGTACAGCAAATCCAGGTGGTAAAGGTCATCAATGGGTAAAAAGACGCTTCATACAAGGTCATAAACCTAAGGTAGCGTTTAAAGAGGGAAGTTCAAGGTATAGAATGTATATACCAGCAACGATAGACAATAACCCTACCCTAATGGAGAATGACCCAGATTACGTTGATTTCCTAGAGAATCTACCAGAGCCACTACGCTCAGCGTGGAGACATGGAGACTGGGATATATTTGCTGGTCAGTATTTTACTGAATGGAACCCTAAGATGCACGTCATACCAGAGGATGTAGCTAAGAAGTTCGGATATGGTCAGAGCTTTAATAAAAAGTACATCGGTATCGACTGGGGGTTTAGTGCACCATTTGCGTGTATATGGATAGAGGTAACACCAGACAACAGAGTATTCTGCTATAGGGAGCTATATGGAACAGAGAAGCACCCTTCGCAGTGGGGACAAGAGATAATGAATATGACTGGAGATGAAGAGATATTTATGAGTCTAGGTGACCCTTCGATGTGGGCACGAAATCCAATGAGCTGGAATGCATCACATACACCCATGTACACAGACAAGTCTATAGCAACAGCGTTAGGTCAGTTTGTACCAAATCTAGTACCAGCGAATAACTCGAGGGTAATAGGGTGGAGTAACATGGCTCAGCTAATGCACTATAAGAAGGGAGTATTGCCAAATTTCTTTATTATAGATGGGGCGTGTCCAAATCTAACAAGGACGCTACCAGAGATGATAAGAGATGACAAGAACCCAGAGGATATAGACACTACACTTGAAGACCATATCTGTGATGCTGTGAGGTACAGCTTAACGCATATAGATGCACCAATTAAGCCAGCACCTAAGAAGCCAGTATTACAGCAACAGATTGAGAAATTATTAGAGTTTGAAGAAAACGATGACACAATAGATTTTAGGGGAATGAATTAATGTACACTGGTAGTCCACATATAACAAATTTTAGTGCAAGACAAGCAGTTCACGCAGAGCTACAATATGATATTTATGGTGCGTGTCCAGTCTATATAAATGTAGAGTACGACGCAACCTCTCACAACAATATGAAACTAACAGCAACTCCTTCTTTTATACCAGCAACTGGAACTACTTATCAAGCTGCATATAGAGCTATGCAAGGTAGATGGGGAGTCATAGAAAGAAAGGCAAGTGCTGGTGATATAGTAGAGGTTGTCTTGCAAGGAAAAGTAAAATTTCCAAATTCAATGAGTGCAAGTAATGTTGGAGATTTTATTATTGGCTTACTTCCAAGCGAAGGTGTAAATAGTGTAGGGGCTAATTCTCCAGATAATCATCCTCAACATTTTTGTCATGCCAATACAAACGAGTTTGGTCATGCAGATGAAAGACATACTAATGTAAACACTCTTGGGACAATTGTTGCAATTGGCGATGATGGAGAGTATATAATATGGCAAGGCGTACAAACCCCACAGATATCAGATTACTCTCATGGAGAATCACACAGAGTCCAAGCAAAGTTAATGGGTAGCTTAGATGGTGGAGATAACGCATCCACACCAGCTGGAGTACCAGTAAGGCTTTTTATTAATTCTGATGGAGATTTAATGGCAAGAAGTGGATATGACTTAGGTCCTATTAACAACTCCAGTGTTGATTTTATTGCTCATACAAACAATGATGGATACTGGACAAATTTTGGTCATTGGGGAGTATGTGAAACTGGAGGAAACGCTGGTGACGTAGTTGATATAGTTGTAGCTGGTCATGTGCAAACCAATCAAACAGATGTGGGTGAAAATGCTTTAATAACTCATATCCAAGAAGATGGTGATTTATTTTGCTTAGGAAAGGATATTATAAAAGCTTCAAATGACAGAATTTTGTCAAGTGATACAGGTAACTGGGTAGGATACAATATAGCAGACGCAAGTGTAAATGTAGATGACACTGTTAATAATTCGATGAAAATAACAACAACTACAGACAATGAAGATGAAGGTGCACTATTACCAGTTGCCGAAATGGAGACTTTAGTAGTAGGTAAAAAATATATAATCACTGCATTAATGAACCACTTAGGCAGTGGAGCTATTACAATGAGATACGATTTGGGTGGAGCTACATCTGGAGATATATCAGTTAATAATAATAGATACTACAGAGCAGAGATAACGTGCACAGATGCATCTGGTCCTTTCAGGATTTATAGTGTCGCAGAAACAACAGCAAGAGAAATACAAGTAGATAACATTTATGTATATGAAAAATATGGTAACACAGTAGATGAAAATGCACCATCTACTAATGGTGATTGGACTCCACGTATTTACGGAACAACAGTCAATACTACTGGAAAGATATGTATTTTCCCAGGAATAAATAGAGCGAGTATAAGAGATTTTAAGGAGCAAC